GTGTTCAATAAAGATAATGATGGTTTTGTTTCTTTATACACAATGTTTAAAGATGCACTAATACAGAAAAACGGTATTGCAAAAATATATTGGGACACATCAGAAAAACGTGAACAAGAAACTTATGAAAAATTAAGTGATGATGAATACACCATGCTTATTGATGAAGCAGGTGTGGAGGTCAAAGAACATTCAGAGTACAAAGATACATTCGCTGAAGAACAAAAAGAAAAACTAAAAGAGCAAACTCAAGATCCAATGTTGCTACAACAGATCGAAGATGCACCAACACCAATGTTGCATGATGTTGTAATCACAAGAGTTGAAGAGTATGGCAAAGTTAAAATTGAAGCTATACCACCAGAAGAGTTTTTAATTGAGAGAAGAGCAAAAAGCATACAAGATGCAAACTTTGTTGCACACCGTACAACACAAACAAGAACACAACTTATCGAAGCTGGTTTTGATGCTGACGTTATTGATAGACTGCCAACAGATGTAGCAGATAAATACAATGAAGAGAAAATTACTCGTTACAGAAATTTAGATTATGACTTTGAAAGTAATGCAGGTGAAGCATCTACAGATGAAATTACAGTATTTGAGTGTTATGCAAAAATAGATGTAGAAGGCGATGGTATCGCTAAGTTAAGAAAGATTACTATGGCTGGCGTTGGTGGTTACGTAATACTAGATGATGAATTATGTGACAGCGTACCGTTTGTTTCCATAACACCTATAATGGTTCCACACAGGTTCTTTGGTAGATCAGTTTCAGAAATGACTGAGGATCTACAACTTATTAAATCCACAGTAATGAGACAGTTGTTAGACAATATGTATCTAACAAACAACAACAGAGTTGCAGTAATGGATGGTCAAGTAAACCTTGATGATTTATTAACTAACAGACCTGGTGGCGTTGTAAGAACTAAAGGTTCACCTGGTCAGGTTATGATGCCTATGCAAACACAGACTATTAACCAACAAGCATTTCCATTACTTGAATACCTAGACACTGTAAGAGAACAACGCACAGGTATTACAAGATACTCTCAGGGAATGGATGCTGACTCACTAAACAAAACAGCAACAGGTGTTAATGTTATTTTAACACAAGCACAAATGAGAGTAGAGTTGATTGCAAGAATATTTGCAGAAACTGGTGTTAAAGATTTATTCCATAAAATATTTGAGTTGGTCGTTAAACACCAAGACAAAGAAAGAATTATAAAAATAAGAAACAAGTTTGTGCCATTCAGACCTATGGAGTGGCGTAATAGATGTAACGTAAGTATTAACGTAGGTTTAGGAACAGGATCAAGAGATCAACAACTTGCAATACTAAATAATATTTTACAAACACAACTTAAAGCGTTGGAGCTACAAGGCACACCTGCTGGTCCAATGGTAAATTTAAGAAATATTTACAACACACTATCAAAGATTGTAGAAAATGCTGGCTTGAAAAACACTGGGTTGTTCTTTACAGATCCAGATGTGGGTATGCAACAAATGCCACCACCACAACCACCTAAACCAACAGAGTTTGAAAAAGTATCACAACTACAAGTACAGGGTGAGAACTACAGAAAACAAATTGATAGTGAATTAAGAATTAAGGAACTTGAAAAGAGTTATCAAGAAATGATATTGAAGTTTGAGACTAGAATTAAAGAGCTTGAACTACAATACGGTACAAAAATTAACGAAGCTGAGATAAGAAGAGACGCTGTTCTTGCAAAAGAAGATTTAGTTCAGCAAGGTAAGTTACGAGAGCAAGCACAAAAAGTAGTGGATCGTCAACTTGACCAAACGCAACAAATCATTCAAAATGTAAATAATGGATCACAACAAACTAGCGAGTGAGGTATCAAGAGGAGAAAAAGCAAAACTTCTTTTAGATGAACCTCTAATTAAAGAGGCATTTGGAACTCTAAAAAGAGAATTTCAAGATGCCATATTAAATACTAAACACAATGAAGATGAAGCTCGTAGAGCTTTATGGCAAGCATACCATCTTACAGATAGGGTTGAAAACCACCTAAGAACTGTAATGGAAACAGGTAAACTTGCAGCCACACAAATCAATCAGCTTAAAAAGAATTCGACTTAAATCGAATACACCAACCCAAAAGGGAGTGTAACAATCAACAAAGGAGGTCGGTATGGCAGATCGCCAACCAACAAACGTAATCGAAGCAGGAAATATAATCAAAGGTCTTATGACTGGAGAGCCATCTGAAGAGGTTACACCTGTAGAGGAAGCAGTAGCTCAATCTACACAACAACAAACAGAAGAAACAGAAGAAGAAACTTCTAGTGAAGAAACTGTAAATCCAAGTGATGTTCCTTACATGGATCAGGATAAAGAAAATGTCACTGAACCACAAGAGGAACAAAGCGAACTATCTGAGTCGGAAGATATACAAGAAAACTCTGAGGAGCCTATTTACACCGTAACCATTGATGGTACGAATTATGAGGTGACCCAAGATGAGTTAATTCAAGGGTATCAACGGAACGCAGATTACACAAGAAAGACACAAGAACTTGCTGCTGAAAAACAACAGACAAGTGATTTTGTCGAAAGATCAAAAAAAGACGTTGAAACTAAAATTGCTAAACTTGACCAACTAAATCAAGCTGCACAAGTTCAACTACAACAAGAGTACGCACAAGTGGACTTTGAAAAACTATATGACGAAGACCCTGTTGAAGCTGCAAGACTTGAGCATAAAATGCGAAAGAAAAACGAACAGTTACAACAAGTGCAACAACAAACTCAACAATTACAAATGGAAGAGTTTAATAAGTACCTTGAAGAGCAACAAAAACAATTAAGTATCAAACTTCCTGAATTGAATCATCCTGAAAAGGGTTCTCAATTTAAAAAACAAATGAGAGATTATTTATCATCTCAAGGTTTTAATAGTCAGGAAATTGATAGTGTTTATGACCACAGATATGTGATGTTAGTAAGAGATGCGATGGCTTATCGTAATCTTCAAAAAGCTAAACCACAAATCAAAAAGAAAGCGGTCAATGCTCCTAAAGTAGTTAAAAGCGGTGTATCAAAATCTAAAGGTCAACAAGCAGCAGAGGCTAAACGTCAACAACTCTCAAGACTGAAGAAGACTGGAAAAGTTGCTGATGCAGCTAGAATCTTCCGAAGTCTCGTATAACTTAAAGGAGGAGCCAAATGGCACAACCAACTAACTTGTACGACACGTATGATACTGTAGGTATTCGAGAGGACTTGGTAGATGTAATCTATAACATTAGTCCAGAAGATACTCCTATCCTATCTGCGATACCTCGTACAACCGCAAAATCAACAAAGCACGAATGGCAATTAGATGCACTCGCAACACCTGCTGCTAACTCAGTTATCGAAGGTGACGATGCAAGTATTGACGCTATGAGTGCAACAACGAGAGCATTTAACTTCACTCAAATATCTGACAAAGTAATCGCTGTGTCAGGTACACAAGGTGCTGTTGATGCTGCTGGTAGAGCTGACGAAATGGCATACCAGGTCGCAAAAAAATCAAAAGAACTAAAGAAAGACATGGAATTTGTCCTTGTAAAAGGTCAAGTTCAAGCTGTCGGTGACGCATCAAACGCTAGAAAATTAGGTTCAATCCCTACATGGTTGCAATCTAATGGTGATGCAGGATCTGGTGGAGCTTTGTCTACTGGTTCTGGAACAGACTTACCCAACTCTGGTACTGACAGAGACCTAACTGAGACAATCTTAAAGACTGTTATCAAAGAGGTTTATGAGTCAGGTGGAGAAATGGATATGCTTGTTGTACCACCGAGTATTAAACAAACCGTATCTGGGTTTAACGCCAACACAACAAGGTTTGGTCAAGCAGATACTAAAGTCGAGTATGCAGCTATTGATGTTTACTCATCAGACTTTGGTGATCTACAAGTAGTACCAAACAGAATTATGGCAGTAACAAGTGAGAGTAATGCTTTCCTTATCCAAAGAGATATGATGGCAACTGCTTACCTAAGAGATTTCCAAGTTCAGGATCTAGCAAAAACTGGTGATTCTGAAAAGAAACAACTTTTAGCTGAGTACACACTTGAAGTCAGAAACGAAGCCGCACACGGCATTCTTTTAGACGTAAACCAATAATCTAAGTGAGGGAGCTTCGGCTCCCTCTTTAGAATCATTCTAAGGAACATTATGTATTATAAATTAACAGGAACCGTACAGAAGGTAGACTACACAGGATCTGCTGCAAACAGTTCTGCAATATCAGAACAAGTAAGGTATGTAAGATTGTATGCCACTACTGATTGTCATATCACTATTAGCAAACCTGCTGTGACTGCAACAGCATCGTCAACACCATTGCAAGCTAAAGATTATGAAATATTTAAAGTAGCACCAGGTAATATTATATCTGTGATAAGAAACTCTGGTAATGGTTCACTATTTATTTCAGAATTATCGGAGTAAGCATGACTGATTATAAAGCACCTACTACATTTAAAATAGGAACTACACAAACCGTAGCTGTTGGTAGCTCATCTGCTGCAACATCTAATGCTATTGATGCACAAACTAGAGAGATAAGAATTGTAACAACCGTTGATGCTTATGTAGAGATGAATTCTACTTCACCGACTGCAACCTCATCAAGTATAATTGTGCCTGCATTTACACCAGAATATTTTAGAGTTGCACCTGCTACAAAAGTAGCTTTGTTAAGAGTGGGTTCAACAGATGGAACTGCAAGAGTATCTGAACTAACACAATGACCATTGCAACCAGGTTCTCACATAGAGGACAAGATCGTTACAGAGATAGACGTACCGATACACCAAATGACAACTTAAAATTAGAAGACGGTACATACTTGCTCATACAAGCAGGAGATAATATAAAAATAGAACAAGCTGTGGGCACTGTATTTAGTGGTAGACCTATTCCTAACTAATGGCACGTAAAGCAAAAAGTTTTATAGCACATGAGGCAGGACCAAAGAAAAGAACATCTATTGGACAAAGTGTTAGGTCAAGACCAAAGAATAAAAGTAAAAGAAGAAATTTTAAAAAATACAAAGGTCAAGGCAAGTGATGTTTAAAGAGCTTGTAAATTTACTAAAACAAAAAGAACAACAATCTAAAATAAGGACAAGAAATGGTAAAAAAAAGAAGCAAAAGAAAAATCCAAAAGGTAATAAAAGGTCTTAAAAAAGCCTCTAAATTACACGCAGGACAAGCAAAAAGTTTAAAAAGTATAATTAGTAAAAAGAAAAACAATAAAAGGTAAATTATGGCAGATAGTAAAATCAGTGAATTGACTGCGTTATCGACACCAGCAGATGATGATGTATTTGCAGTCGTAGACACTGATGCAGGTCAAACTAAAAAAATAACAGCAGTTAATTTAAAATCCTATGCAGGTGTAACTACAGAAGCAGTACAAGATATTGTTGGTGCTATGTTCAGTAGCAATACTGAAACAGATATTAGTGCAACTTATGAAGACGCTGATGGTACTATTGACTTAGTAG